GATTTCTTGCAGAAGGACTTACAAGTGGATCACATTAAAGGTGAGAACACCTTGACTGAGATTGGAGATATACAGTCGTTTGTAGAGAGTATGACGTGTCTTAGTTCAGATGACTTAGCTCTGGTCTGTAAACCCTGCCATAGCGTTAAATCATATTCGGAAAAGCAAGGTATATCATTTGAACAAGCTGTTATCGAAAAGCGTATTATCGAGCTGACAAAACTCCCTGTGAAAGAATTGCAGGAATTGCTTGCAAAACATAACAAGCCAAGTAATAATGCTAGTGTTCGTAAGCAAAGTGTAAGAGAGCTTGTGGAGGAGGGCAAGATTTGACAGCACTATCTAAACAAGAAGGTGGAAACCATTACAAGGGGTGTAAGATCCAACCAGTGGAGTATATTCATGTTAACAACATCCCTTATCTGGAAGGAAACATTATCAAGTACGTTACAAGACATCGTAACAAGAACGGTAAGCAGGACATCCTTAAAGCCATTCACTATCTTGAGCTGATTCTTGAGATGGATTATTCGGAGGAAACAGAATGAAGCATGATGACAATACGGTGGAACAGATTCTAAAGATGTCCAAGCAAGGGATGTCCTCCCGACAAATCTCACACGCATTGTGGGGAAGTCCTAGCAAGAAGAGTACGATCAATGACATTCTGGCCCGTATGAGGGAGGAGGTTGGTTTGGCTGATGTTCCACAAACTGTGCCCGATCAATATGTTCAAACTGTTCGTGATGTAATGTCAGGAGGTACACACCTAGTCATACCAGACACTCAAGTTAAGCCGGATGTTTGCCTAGATCATTTGGCTCTGCTTGGTAAGTATATCGTAGACAAACGTCCAGACGTGATTATCCATCTAGGCGACCACGCCGATATGGAGTCTCTGTCAAGCTATGACAAAGGTAAGCGTTCAGCGGAGGGTAAACGTGTAACAAAGGACATTAAGGCAGCACAACGAGGAATGGAGGTGTTGCTCAAACCGTTACGTAAGTTACAGAAGGAGCAGATTGAGTCTGGTGAGAAAGTGTATCGTCCACGTATGGTGCTGACACTAGGAAATCATGAATCTCGCATTGACAGACACGTAGACGCTAACCCAGAGTTGCATGGATTCCTATCTATTGACAGCCTTGGTTACAAACAGTTTGGGTGGGAAGTATACGACTTCCTCAAACCAGTAACCATTGATGGTGTTGTATATTGTCATTACATGGCAAACCCTTTTAGCGGGAAACCTTATAGTGGCAGCGCACAAAACATCTTGAATAAAGTTGGTGAGTCGTTTACAGTGGGTCACAAGCAGACACTGGATATTGCTACAAGGTTCTTACCAGCATCAGGTAAGCAGCAATGGGGTATCGTGGCAGGAGCCTTCTACCTTCACCAAGAGGGTTACAAAGGCCATCAAGGTAATCATCACTGGCGTGGATTCATTGTTAAACACAATGTTAGTGAAGGTAGTTACAATCCGATGTTTGTTGATATAGAATACTTGGAGAACAAATATGGGTAGTTATGTAGATCCGTCCACTCTATTAGGTAGTAAGAAACACAGGCTAACTTGTAGAGATTACTATAAAAATGAAGAGGGGTTAGATATATTAGTGGTCGTTTGTGATTGTGGGACTGTAAAGGATATGAACAAAAAGGCTTTTACATCAGGGCAAACAAAGTCTTGCGGGTGCTTACAACGTGAACACATTCGAAACTATAACGCAACCAGAGAAGTCCGTGTAACGCACGGTATGACCAAAACCGTAGAGTATATTGCGTGGAGGAATACGCCATAATAAAAAGTATATACACTTGGGTTACTCAGTGGATGACGAACTGCTGGCATGTCGGTATGACAAAGCATTACTAGAGTTAGAAGGTAACAGTTCAGGAAGTAATCTGGCCCTTGGGTTGACGAATAAGGTGTTAGATATAGATTACCCTGATGACACGTTTCTCTATGACAAGAAAATCATCAAATCATGAGGATACCCCTTATGGCAGACATTACAATGTGCAGGAATGCCAAATGTCCTTTATCAAAGATGTGTCATCGAAACCAAGCTACACCACATCCACACTGGCAAAACAGGAGCCGGATTGCCGTGTAGCAGCAGCACTCCTGAGAAAATATTCGATTAGTGACTTAGAAGGAGTAGACGTGAGCGTGAAGATTAAAAAATTGACAAGTACTGCGAATATCCCTGTGCGAGCCACACCATTCGCAGCGGGTGCAGATTTACATGCCGACATTGAACCAAAAGGTTTGCAGCATATTGTAATTGGTGTGAACGAACGTGTAGTAATTCCCACAGGGATTGCTCTTTCGATCCCATCAGGCTACTATGGTGAGATTGCACCACGATCAGGGTTAGCTGTAAAAAGTGGCATTATGGTAATGGCAGGTATTTTGGATTCCGATTTCAGAGGGGATGTACTAGTCGTTCTGTATAACTCAGGCAATACGCCCGTTGTGATCAAACAGAATGAACGTATCGCTCAGTTAATTTTACACAAATTACCTGACCTAGAGTTTGAGATTGTGGATGATCTAGATGAGACGGATCGTGGTGAAGGTGGTTTTGGTAGTACTGGTGTTCGTTAGCACTTGTGTTTGATAGAGAAATCTAGGATGGTGTATTCGGGGCATATTGTGTGTGTGCCCCAACTTTCTTTGGGAGGTGTTAAGTGGCAGGAACTAATCGTGTTCGTCAGCAGGAACGGAAGAGTCGTAGAAAACCTAAGCAGGTGAACGAGAAGCACATGGAAAACCGTATCGAGGAGCAGAAAGATAAACCAATCATTGCTAAAACAGAAAACCAGAAGAAGGCACTCGCTTCTTTTGAAGAGAATATTATCAGCCTACTTAGTGGTGACGCCGGGGCTGGCAAAAGCTACCTAGCATCTCGATGGGCGGCTAAGGAACTTCGTCTAGGGCACATTGATAAGATCGTAATAGCACGCCCTTACGTCACAATGGGTAAGTCAGTAGGTCTGTTTCCGGGCGATGTTCGTTCTAAGCTAGGTGTTTTCCTGTTGCCCCTACTAAACAACATCCAAGCACAGCTTGGTCGGAGTTATGAATACTACTTGAACAGTGGCGAGGTAGAGATTCATCCGCTAGAGGCAATTCGAGGAATGAGTTTTGAGAACTGTGTACTTATCATTGATGAGTTCCAGAACACAACACCAGAAGAGGTTAAGAGTATTGTCACACGCATTGGTGAGAACTGTAAACTACTACTCACAGGTGATAAGAAGCAATCTGATATTCGAGGAAAGTCTGGTATAGTCTACCTGCAAGAGATTGTGGAGAAGTACGATATTAAAGATGTTGGTATCGTGACATTCACGCATGATGATATTGTACGTAGTGGTATTGTGAAAGAGTTTGTAATTGCATTTGATAAGGAGGGTGGTGCGTGAAAAGAAAACGTGGTACGCTTTATGAAGTAGGTATTGTGGATTCCACTTATAAAACGCAACTGTTTGAGACTGTAGATGGTAAACGGAAACGTACTTGGGTTTGTCCATACTACACTAGATGGAAGTCAATGTTTGACAGGTGCTACTCAGACAAATTCCACAAGACTAACCCTACATACAAAGATTGCACTGTCTGCGAGGAGTGGCACTCGTTTACAAAGTTCAAGTCTTGGATGATGACACAGGATTGGGAGGGCAAACACTTAGATAAGGATTTACTGGATGTTGGAAATAAGGAGTATCACCCTGACAGATGTGTTTTTGTAACCAAAACAGTAAACTCTTTTATGAACGACCACGGAAATGCTCGTGGAGATCTTCCTCTAGGTGTTTCACCAGAGAAATCTGGAAAGTTTCGTGCTAGGGTTTGGAACCCCCTAACGGGGAATCGTGAATACTTAGGTTGCTTTAATGATCCAAACGAAGCACACATTGCTTGGAAGAAACGCAAACACGATCTAGCTTGCCAGTTAGCTGATTCAGAATACGTGACTGATGAACGTGTTGCACAAGCACTTCGCACAAGATACTTATAAGGAGGACAACTTAATGAAAAAAGCACGACTGCTGACACCAAAAACTACTTACACATTTGATTACCCGCAGGCTATTGAGTTTGCGGAAACTCAGATGAGCATCTTCTGGCTACCAGACGAGATAAACACGGAAAAAGACGTACAAGACCTTATGGTTAATATGACAGAAGCTGAACGCCATGGTGTAATCACTACACTTAAGCTATTCACTTTGTATGAACTTGCTATTGGTAACGAGTATTGGGGTGGCAAGGTTAAGAAGTATTTCAAGCGTCCTGATATTGAGCGGATGGCTAACTGTTTCAGTTTCTTTGAGTTGAACGTACATGCCCCGTTTTATAACCAAATCAATGAAGCGATGATGCTGGATACAGATGAGTTCTATGAATCGTATGTAGATGATCCTGAACTGAAGGCACGTATGGAGTTTATTGACGAATTGGTTGCGTCAAAAGACCTCCCGACATCTCTGGCAATCTTCAGTATGGTTGAAGGCGCTGTGTTGTATAGCAACTTTGCTTTCCTAAAGCATTTCCAAGCTAAAGGTAAGAACAAACTGAATAATGTTGTACGTGGTATCAACTTTTCTGTAAAAGATGAGCATTTACATAGTGAAGCAGGGGCTTGGTTGTACCGAACGTTGGTTAAAGAATTGGAACTAGATGCTAATCAGAAGCGAGATATTGAAGATAAGATTATTGATGCGGGTAAAAAGATTTATGAACACGAGTGTCGCATCATTGATATGATTTTTGAAAAAGGTCACATTGAAGGAATCACGGCGAAACAACTCCAAAACTTTGTAGCATCGCGTGTAGACCTCTGTCTACAAAACCTTGGCGTTGGTGCTATCTTTGATATAGAATACAACCCCGTTTCTGATTGGTTCTATGACAGTATTTCTACTATCCAGTTTGGAGACTTCTTTGCTGGCACTAACTCGGAATATAGTCGTTCTTGGGACGAGTCACGTTTCACTTGGTAAGGAGATGTAATGACAACACTATACGATCAATTCTCAGAAGAACGTAAGCAACTACAAGAGTCTGGTGAGTGCCCGCTGTTCTATACAACTGGTGGGTATCAGATGATTAAGACTAAATACTTGTTGGATAATGAGACCCCGAAGGGTATGTATGAGCGACTAGCCAAGACTGCCGCAAAGCATCTACCGGATTCTAAAAAATGGGAAGAACGATTTTTTGAGGTCATGTGGAAAGGTTGGCTCTCGCCTGCTACACCTGTTCTAACTAATATGGGAACCACTCGTGGAACTCCTGTCAGTTGTTCTGGAGGTTATGTTGGCGATAATGTGTATGACTTCTATGACTGCCAGAAAGAGGTTGCTGTACTCTCCCAGAACGGGTTCGGTACATCTAGTTACCTAGGCGACATCCGTCCACGTGGTGCCGATATTAGTCGTGGAGGTAAAGCTAGTGGTGTCCTACCTGTTATAAAAGACTTTGTTCAGGTAAGTCGTGACATCACGCAAGGTTCAAACCGTAGAGGTGCATGGGCTGGTTATATCGAGATTGATCACAAAGACTTCTACGAAGTAGCTGAATACCTGTACAATAACCCTGACGACTTAAACATTGGCTGGGTTATTACAGATGCGTTTATTGATCGGTTGAATAATGGCGACAAGGACGCGATTGAGCGTTACCAGAAGATGATGAAGATTCGTGCTGTAACTGGTAAGGGTTATCACTTCTATAGGGATAAGGTTAATCGCCAAAATCCTGCGATGTATAAAGATCTCGGTCTAGAAGTTAAAGCAAGCCAGCTCTGTAATGAGATTCATTTGCATTCTAGTAAGGATTACACATACACTTGTGTACTTTCCAGTATGAATGTCTCGAAATATGACGAGTGGAAGGATACAGATGCAGTATTTGTTTCTACAGTATTCCTAGATTGTGTTGCAGAGGAGTTCATTAAGTTTGGTAAGAGCATACGAGGATTAGAGAAGGCTGTTGACTTTACTGTGAAGAGCCGTGCTCTTGGACTAGGTGTGCTAGGTTATGCAACGTATCTGCAAGACAACATGATTCCTTTCGAGTCATTTGAGGCGCGTGTGTTTAACAAGAAATTGTTCAAATATATTTCAGAGGAGACGCTACGGGCTTCTAAATGGATGGCTGAGACTCTTGGTGAGCCTGAGTGGTGTAAGGGTTATGGCGTCCGTAATACACACACAATGGCTGTAGCACCCACAATGAGCACGTCTCTTATTTGTGGTGGCGTGTCGCAAGGTATAGAGCCGATTGTTGCGAATGTGTATAACCAG